TGGGTGATGGCGTGTACGCCAGCTTTGACGGCTATCAGCTATGGCTTGCGGTCAACCACCACGAGAACAAAGTTGTTGCATTGGACCCAATGGTGTTTGATCGCTTATGCCAGTATGTTGAAATGCTAAAAATGTCAAATGTCGACTTCAAGGCGGAAACCACATGACCACCGACGAGCTGGTGACCCGATTTAGAAACCTGTTAAAAGCTATCAAACAACTTAGAGGAATATTATGAGACCCGCTACTTTCTCCACACAAGAGCCTCCCGTTTTCATCGACTGCGTAGAAACTAAGGAGTACATCAGCGGTTTGCGCAGAAGAATTGAGGTACAAAACGACCTTATGGAGGCTTTGGCCACGGAAGTCCATGGGCTTAAGAAGGAAAACGCCCGTTTGGGGGATGAAGTCGAGAAACTCTCCCTGGACTTGGGCATTAAGAACGAGGAAGTCGGGGCTGGGTGGACAGAGGTGCCTAAGTGACACCGTCTCTGCAGGACATCATCCAGGCCCTCGATCCACGGACCATGGTCCAAGTGGTCATCATCACCGCTGGCGGGCAGAAGTACGCCCTCATCGGGCCCGTGATTCAAGACCCACGGATCACGGAGTTCAACGAGGTGACGGAGATTGAGTTTGGCGAGCTGCTGCCCATGGAGGTGGCGGCCAAGATGCTGTCGGGGGAGCACCGGGAGTGGTGGGGGACGGGGTTACAGTGACCTAGCGTCAGATTGTCTAAGCGGTTGTCCATAGTGTCGCCGTTGACGTGCTCTACAGGGGCCGAGGGCCATTCACCATGGCCCAAGAACCATGCAATGTCTTGGGCGTCCCATAAGCGGCCGGAGACGCCAATCTTGAGACGACCATTGCGGTCTAGCGATCCGGCAGGATCACCGGCACGGACACGGTTGCAAGGCCTGCGACGCCAAAAAATCTCTCCGGTGTCCTCGTCATAGCGCAAGAGGTTGTCGATGGAGGTAAGATGGTCAGTGCTCATGTCGTTCCTTTTTAACGATGGTGGGAAGTGAAGCCTGGGTGGTCCAACACCTGGGCTTTGCGCATTCTAAGGCGGTCACGGTGGTTTGGGAACGAAAAAGGGCGATTTGTTAGGGTTTGTATGTACACGGATCACGGGTCACGGGCGATTTCAGGCCTTTAGTAGAAGAGAAATGAAAAAGTAGTTTTATTTTTTTTATTTTTTTAGAATTAGGTGTAATAGATGTAATGGTGTAATAGTTAAATGAAATCAATGAGTTATGAGAACACGTTACATTACACATAGTCAATAGAAGTAATTTACATAAAATGCGCGCGAGCTAACTTTTTGAAAAAAGTAAAACATACTCTTCCTCCACAGAAGCTACATAAACCCTTGAATTTGACCCTTTTTGCCCGTGTTGTTGCGTTAGGTGTGGTTTTGTTGCACAATGTAGGCATGAACATCGAAAAAAACATTCCTCTCCCTGGTGGCGTTGACCCCCGCGAGCGCTACCCATTCCCTGATATGGCCATTGGCGACAGTTTCATGATCCTGGATGCCACCTGGATCAAGAACCTGCGCAGCGCTGCCTACATGTACTCACGCAGGCATCCCGGCACCCGATTCACATGCCGACGCCATGGTGAAGGCTGGCGACTTTGGCGGGTGGCCTGATGCCCCGCAAAGGAACCTCCAAGGACGAGAAGTTTTTGGCCGGCAAGAGTTTGGGCGGAAGGCCTGCGGTTGTCGAATCCAGGGTAACCGGCGTAGTCAAGCCCCACAAGCCAAAAGTCCTGACACCCCAAGAGTGGAAGTTTGTGGAAGAGTTCTGTGCTGGCGACGGCCACGTCACCTTGAAAGAGGCGGCGATCCGCGCAGGCTACGGTGAGACATGGGCAAAGACCCGGGCCCGTGACCTGACCGACCCCGAGACCTGCCCGCATATCGTGGCCGCGATCCAAGAGCGAAGGCGCGAGCTGGGCGAAAAGTACGGCACCACGTTTGAGCGGCACATGCGAGACCTGCAGGTTATTCGCGATCAGGCGCTGCAAGCTGGCGCGTATGGCGCGGCCGTTCAGGCTGAATACCGAAGGGGCCAGGCCCTGGGTTCGATTTACATCGACCGCAAAGAAATTCGCCACGGCACAATTGACAGCATGAGCAAAGAAGAAGTCATGCGTAAGCTGGAAGAAATCAAACGCTTGTACGGCGGCAACGTCGGGCCTATTGTGGACGTGACCCCTAAGCAGATCGAGGAAGAGCCCGAAGAGGAAGAAAACGATGGCATTGAAACCGGAAGCGAACCTGTACAAGCGGTTAAAAGAGAACCTCCCAAACTGCCATTTCACCCGGATTGAGTCCAGGGTAAACCTGGGCATCCCGGACTGCCTGCTGGCATTCCCGCATGGCCTGTTTGTGATGGTCGAGCTCAAAGTGGTCAAACGCGGACGCAAGGTAAACCTGTCGCCGCACCAGGTCGCTTTTCACATTAAGCACGCGGACCTGCGCTGCCCGACTTACATTTTGGTGCAGTACCAACCGGCCGGGACTACGCACGCGAGCCGGTCCGAGCTACTGCTGTTTTGTGGCGAGCAGGCGATTGACCTGGCTACTCTTGGCGTGGACACTCCCGCGCTGGCCCGGTGGCCGTGGACGGGCGTGAGCTGGGCCGACCTGAGAAAACATTTAGTAGAGAGTTGACTTGTATGTAAAAGTTGTGCTAGGATCACAAACACCTGGACGTCCCAGGCAACCAAGAAAGAGAGAAAGATATGAAATATCGAATTGAGGTAGAACGGTCCGCAATTGCCGCGCTGGTGATAGAAGCAGACAACCTTGAACAGGCGACAAGCAAAGCCTTTGCTAAGGTTCGCGACGCAGATTTTGGCAACGCCAGTGAGCTGAGGCTCACCAATGCATGGTACATGGCGGATGATGTTGTCGATGTTTTAGCTAAAGAGGTGACGCAATGAACCAGGCTTTTTACGTGCGTTTTTATAATCACCCGGGAAATTACCAAGAGCGATTTGTTTGGGTCGTGCCCGACCGGGCTGCCCTGGACGCTGAGATCGAAGGCTACCTGGACGACATGCGAGGGGCAAAGCTGGAAGTCGCACGTTTTTTATGTAAGACATCGGACGAGCCCATTGGGATCGACCTTTGAGTTATGCGAAGGCGCGAACGGAAGCGCTTGCGACAGTTACCAAGGCCGCCACCGTGCCCGGAGCAGCAACGCGCAAACACGCGGGGCTTGATCCGTCGCCTACTGGGCTTTTGGCTATTTCATAAAGTATTTGGCGGTGACAGTTGACAAGTTGATAAAAGTAGATTTATAATTTAATCAGGCCGAGCAATCCGCAAAGCCGTAACCCTAGAAAGAGAGAAAGAAATGGAATTCAATACACTCATGCAGGCCCTTGTAAAAGACATCGCCGAGCAGCTGCGCCCTATGGTGGCCGAGATGGTCCGCGAAGAGCTGGCCAATGCCGAGGGAGACAACGCCATGGCAGGGATTGCGCATAACATTGACCTGGAAAAATTGGCCGAGCACATCGACATGGAGAATTTGGTAAACGAGCTGACCGATTCGCAGCTGAACGACATCGCGGGCGAGATCGACCTGTCCGACCTGGCCGGAGAATTCGACACCGACAAGATCGGCCAGGCGGTAAGGGCTAACGTTGACCTGGACGAAGTGATCCGCGACTTTTTCCAAAATAATACTTTTTCTGTCCGACCATAAGGGGCCAACATGCGACACGAAACAAACACGAAATTTATTGTTCGCGTAATGGAGCAGGCCAGCACGGGTTCGCTTATGCAGGCTTTTATTTTGGAAGCCCTGCGCCGTTATTCGCTTGAAATTTTGGCCACCGATACCCCGGCCGACGCTGAAACCGGTTTTATTTCCTGGAATGCTTGGCAGGCGTGCGCCACCGAAGCCGACCAGGCACTGGCCGACCGTCGGAGCTGATCCCGTTCGCTTTTTTGGTTAACCCGGCCGCGTGCCGGGTTTTTTATCTGCAGGTAGTTGACAAGTTGATAAACACTAGACTAAAATAAATCCAGGCCATGCAATCGCCCGGCCACCTAGAAAGAAAGAAAGCGAAAAATTATGTTGAAAACCGTTAAACACTCAGGCAATAAAAAAACTGGGCCGATCGCCGTAACTTATCGCGCCGGTGGCCATAATGTTTTTGCCACCTGCCCGAAAACCTGCGCATTAAATCCCCAGGGCGAGCACGCCGCCGACCTGATCGACCTGGATTATTTGCAGGCCGTGCGCCAGGCCGTGCCCCGTAATGGCCAGGCCTGGACCTATTCGCATTTCCCGGCCGAGCTGCTACCCGTGCCCGCGCCTGGTGAAACCGTAATAAATGCGAGCTGCGACACGATCCCCCAGGCCCTGGCCGCCGTGGCCACCGGCCGCCCGGCCGTGGTGGCTGCACCGTCCGGCACCGTGTGGCCGTACACCGTCGAGGGCGTGCGCTTTGTTCAATGCCCGGCCGAGCTGGCCGAAAATTTTAGCTGCGATCAATGCGGCGGCGGCCGTCCGTTGTGTGCACGCGGCGACCGTGATTATGTTGTCGTGTTTGTGGCCCATGGTGGCGGCGCGCGCCTGGTCGGCGACGATACCCCCGGCGGCTGCTATGGTAACGGCGGCCCGGTCCGCCTGGCCTGGGAATCAACCCGCAAAACCGGCGACGCCAGCGACGGCGCGGCCCTGGTCCGCTTTGCCCGTTCGCTCCCGCCTGGCTCGCTGCTACGCCACCACGTGGTCGGCGACCTGGGCATGGCCAAATAAAATTTATTTGTTGACTTGTTGACAAACGGAAAAACTTTAGACTAAAATAAAACCGTCGGGGGATTTTCCCCGGCACCTACCAAAAGAAAGCGAGAAATTAAATGGCTCATATGATCGACGAAACTACCGGCCGCGCCGCTATTGCATACGCTGGCGAAACCCCTTGGCATGGCCTGGGCCAAGCCCTGACACCTGGGGCCAGTATTGAAACCTGGACGCGCGAAGCCGGGTTAGCTTATGACGTGCTCGAGAGTCCGGTTAAATATTCCACACCGGCCAGCACCGATTTACAAACCTGGCCAGCGCGCAAAGTATTGCACCGTTCGGACACCGGCGCGCCCCTGGCCGTCGTGTCGAATGCTTACAACGTGGTTCAACCTGGCCAAGTGATGGATTTTTTTCGGTCCCTGGTCGACCTGGGAGGGTTCCAGCTTGAAACGGCCGGGGCGCTAAGTGACGGCCGCCGGGTTTGGGCCCTGGCCAGCGTGGGCGACGCGGCCCCCGTGGTGAGCTCCGACCTGGTTAAACCGTACTTGTTGCTGGGCACGTCATACGACGGGACCATGGCGACGGTCGCGAAATTTACGGCCATCCGCGTGGTTTGCAATAACACCATCACGGCCGCCGTCGGCGGCTACAGTGGCGGCCGCGTGATCCAGGGCGAGGGCGAGATAAACACCGGCTATTTAAAGTCCGCCGTTCGCGTGCTGCATTCGGAGAAATTCGACGCCGACGCCGTCCGCTTGCAGCTGGGGATCGTCGCGAATGCCTGGGAGGGGTTTTTAGTACAGTCGCGCCAGCTGGCCGGGTTTGGCATGGATCAGGATCAGGCCGACGCGTTCGTGGCCGAGCTGCTCCGCCCGTACCATTCCAGCGCCCGGCCGGTAACTGAATCCCGCGCTTATGTTCGGATCATGCAATTATTTAACGGCGCGGCGATCGGCTCCGACCTGCCCGGCGTGGCCGGTACCCGCTGGGCCATGCTGAACGCCGTTACCGAGCTGGTCGATCATGAGCGCGGCCGCTCGAACAATACCCGCATGGAATCCGCCTGGTTCGGCACCGGTGCAGCGCTTAAGGCGCGGGCCGTCGACCTACTGGCCGACGCCGACCTGGCCGTGGGGGTTTAATCATGGGCTGGCTTTTTTCTCCCCAATGGGAAACCCGGGCCGACATGGTCCGCCACCTGCGCCGCCCTGAACGGTTCGGCGACCGCCTGCAGCTGGTGCGCGCATGCGTTACCGGTTCGCGCCATTGGTACTTGGTGCGCGAGCTGGCCACCGGCCAGCACTGGATCGGCTTGGACTTGTTGCGATCCGGCCAGGGCGACGGCTGGGGGTATAAGGACCTGGACGAGAGCGCGGGCCCCTGTGATGCTGATTGTCCGCTGGCTTACTTAGACGCGCCGCACGCCGACCGCGACGGGTTCGCCGCTCAATGGCGCGAACGTGTCCGGGCTTACCATGCCGGCCGCCAGGGCAAGCCCGTGCCGGTCGCTGGTGCCTGGGTGTCTTATGGTGGCCAGGTTTATCAGCTGCAGCGCCCGGCCGGTTCGCGCCGTGGCTGGCACGTGGTCGACGTGTCCGGCCGTGGGTTCCGCATGCCTGCCCGCGCCCTGGCCCAGGCCAAGCCCGCGCCCGGCCATGCCCTGGCCGCCTGAGCTGCGCGCCCTGGCCACCGAGCCCGGCCGCGTGCCGGGCTTTTGTGCTTGTTGCAT